GTTCAAACCTAGTAGTTGTGATATTATAACTGCTGATCCTGTTATAACTTCAGGTAAGTAAGCTGATAATGCAGAACCTGTGGCGAAGAGTAAATCCTGTGATCCTGCTCCTATGTTACCTTGTCTAAACTGATTGATTGCTGATAGAAAACCAGCACCTGCTAACAAACTTGTTATAGATGTTAGGGACGTTCTTAGAGTCTCAGTGCTTTTTAATTCTTTTTTGAGTATCTTTGTTTCTTCACTAAAATATCTTTCTCTTGCTCTAATATCTTTACTTACTTGCTTCCTTATTATCGCCATACTCTGTTCCATTCTGTCCATATTACCAAATATGGAACCCATCCTCCTACTCAATCTCTCAGTATTATTATCAGACTCATCCTGCATATCAATGAGCTGATTCACTTTCCCAACAACATCACCACTGGTGGTTGTCATCATTGATGATAACTTTGTAATGTTAGCCATTAGCTTGTTGTACTTCTAGTCTTTGTTTCTCTAAAGCATTAGCAAGGTATTTGACATATACCTCTCTTTCCCATGGTATCATAGACTCTATATCACTCAACGACCACTTATGATGATGTATCAGGTTGAAATTAATCTCAAGAAAAGCATCAATTGAACTATGATATAGCATTATCCGAAAAAATTTGCTAAACCCTCAATTAGAACTTCTGTGTCTACACCTGTATTTGGATTAGTCACTTTACCTTCATATTTCAATTTTGGCATAGTGGCAAAGAACTTTTCAATCAATTTGAATTGTGAACTACTGAGTTGTTCAATGAACTTGACCATCTCCTTATGAGTCGTATCTTCACTTGTCCATGCTTCTTCTTCTGTGAAAATTGTATCAATACACTTTGCTACAGATTCAAATGCATCATCAACACCAGTTGCATCAGTCGTATTAGTGACTGTGAAATTAGTCTTCAAAAACTCATCCATTGATGGATATTTCATCTTGAGTTTGATTCCACCACCTATATCGACGGTATCATCATGCCCACTAGGTACATCTAATCCAATATCACTGAGGGCAATAGTTAGAGGAACTTGAGTTTCCTCTTCATCTTTACAGTTGACAACTAGTTCAACTGATTCTCCTACAGACTTACCTCTTATATTGAGAAAAAGATACTCTAAATCAAAACTAGGAAGGTCATCTACTTTGATTCTAGACATCACACATGCTTTTATTACATTCTTTACTGTAGAAATGATGTCTTTTTCATTCCCACTTTCAAGTGCTATGAGTAATGCTTTCTCTTCTTTTACAAGAAACGGTCTATATTTTACTGGTTTCCCAGTGGATAGTAGTGTCAACTCAAAAGTTGGTGCTACAACCTTAGGTAATGGCATAATAAAATTTCAATCGTTTTATTTAGTATACCACTAATCGTCGAATCCAGCATCAAAGTCCCTTTCTGATAGTTCTCGATTTGTTTTAAGGTCATCATAATATGTTGATCTTGCCTCTATTGGATTCCTTGTCCTGTTATTATCACTTACATTACGACCAAAATCATTAGTAACACCTCTATCAAGATAGAAGTACTCATATTTGAATGATACTGTAGTCTTTATCAGTTCTGATTTACCATATGCTAATGGAGATGCAACAATACTGACTGGAAAGGCATTCTCAAGATAGTATGTGATGCTGTTTGATCTTCTGGTTGATAATACGTTCGGTCTATTCTGTCTATTGAACTTCTTTTGTGTGTCTTTACTAAAGGCAGTTATCTCAATAGGGCACTTATATGAATTAGGATACTGCATTCTTCTGTATGAAGGAGCATCATTTATACGTTGTTGTGAGTTACTACCATGTCCACCTCCTGATAGGTGTGTAGGTGATATAAACTCCATCCATGCATTGAATACATCATTAGTATAGTAGTCTTTCTGACTGTACCATGTAAGGTTTATGTCAGGATACCTTCTAAAGGTTGCATAGTTCTGGGATACTCCCTGTCTCAACCCATCTACCTGAGATGTCTGTATCTGTGATCCTGGTAATAATGCTTCAGAACAGAATAATGCTAGAAATTGCCCTGCTGGTGCACTTTTATCAAATAGTGTGCCTTGTGAAATATAGTTTGCTAATCTACGTGACCTCTCAAAATTTATTGATACATCATATATGTTATTAAAAGCTGGTGTTATGTCACCATGATTAGAATCTGCAACATATAACTCTTCTGTCGGCATGTAGTGTCTGTTATTCTTAAAGACACTTGGTACTTTAGCCATCTAAATATAGCGTGATCGTGTATACTATGTATGTCATATCAAGGTAAGTTCCGACCTCGAAACCATAAAAAATATAAAGGAAATCCCCAAAATATCATTTATAGGTCACTTTGGGAAAGGAAATTTATGGTTTACTGCGATGAAAAGCAGGAAATTATCACTTGGGCATCTGAAGAATTCTTTATACCATATTATGATCCTACAACTAAAAAGGTAAAAAGATACTTCCCTGACTTCTATATCAAGTATAAGAATATAAAAGGTAAGGTTGTTGAAAAAGTGATAGAAATCAAACCACTCAAACAGTGTAACCCTCCCACTCAAAAGAAAAAAACAAAGAAATATATGTATGAAGCACTAGAATATGCTAAAAATCAAGCAAAATGGAAAGCTGCACAAGAGTTTTGTAGAGATCGCAAGTGGGAGTTTCAAGTAATGACGGAGAAGGAACTTGGAATATAGTGATGAATTCCCAGATTCAAAGATTATAGGAGACCCTACACCTGGTACTCTCAATATTTTCAGGTATAGTGCTAAAACTGCTGAAAAACTACCATTTTATGATAGAAACCCTTTATGTTATATCATGTCTGTTCAAGGTGGTATATTTTATGGAGTGAACCTACATTATCATGCTCCATCCAATAGAATGGCACTTTTGAAGTATATTGATGACGGTGGAGATCCATCTAGGTTGCGTGGGTACCATAAATATATAAAGTCTTATATGGGAAGCCCTTTTTTACAAGTCAATATGACTGAATGGGAAAAGGCATTGTCATATACTAATGAAGAGTTTGTACGAGATATGGGTTCTGTTGAACTTAGTCTAGATGCAGATTCTGTACAGAAAAGAGGTTTTTATAAGTAATGTCTTGTATTGGTTCTGATAAAGGTAATCCATCATGCACTTTCTCTTATGAGAGTAAGGCAGATACTTTAGGGTCTTCAAATGGTGCTGTAGATGGATATCATGTAATAGAAGGTGTAAGTCAAGCGGTCAAGCCTGTAATAAATTCAGACATGAGTAGTCCTGACTTTCTAAAAATAGTAGAAATAAGGACAATTGGTGGGGATATTATAGAACCAGGTTCTGCTGAATACCAACTGTTGACTAGTCCAAATAATAGCGAATTTATTGAATTGCATGATAGAAGTATAATGGGAGTCAAATATTACGCTGAAAAAAATGGTGTGCTATCAGAAGCGAACGAAGCAGCAAATAATAGTGGAAATGGAGTTAGGTTTGATCATCTACACACCGGTGTTTATGAAAATGCAGTAAATAATGTTGGTAATGGTGCAATGGAAGAATTATACTTTACTAAGGTTCTTACTGCTGATGATATAACAGAAGATAATAAATTACCTTTTGCACTTAGGAAATATACTGGTCTCACTGAAGGTATGACATATGAAAGAGGTAAGAGATATGGTATTGGAACAGGAACATCAGATTTAATAGCCACTGATGAATTTGATGGTGGAAGTAGTTCTGATGATACTCAAAACGTACAAATTAGTAATGATAATATTGCAAATATAACAAAAGAAGAATCAGATGAAGTTCCACCACCTGAAGATACTGAGAATAGTCTGAAAAGTCTATTCAAATTAGCACCAGTTCTAAAATACCCATCTGATGCAGCATTTGGTCCTGGTGGTCAGGATTATCTTAGAATAGAAACTTTCAAATATAAACCTCCAATGCCTGGTGCATTTGGTGAGGGTGGAAATTCTAATTCTCTAGCAAACGTTGTATCCAGAGGTCCGCAAAGAAGTAGTAATCTTGGTGATTACGGTAATACGATCAAATTACCTATTCCCAATGATCTTAGAGTGAGTAATGGAGTTGATTGGGGTGGTGCTAAAGCAAATGCAATAGAAATGGCAGCAATGACTGGTATGACAAATACTGCTGCTAGTGTTGTGGATAACGGTATAGTTAGCACCATTATGAAATCCTTTGGTAGTATGTCAGATCTTGCTAGTAGATTTGGTGATTTAGGTGTTGCTGATGGAGGTACTGGTCAAGCACTTACTGCTTTTGTATCGAAACTAGCATTGTCTAAACTAAACATAAATGTTGATACTAATCAATTTGTTGCTCGTAGTAATGGTATTGCTATAAATCCTAATTTAGAGTTATTGTTCTCTAGTCCAAAACTAAGAAACTTTACCTTTAGATTTGATTTTGCTCCAAATGATGAAGTAGATGCAAGAAACTCAAGAATGATTATGAGAATATTCAAGCAAGGTATGGTACCAACTGGTTATGGTAGTAAAGATGGATCATCAAGTATATTCATTGGATCTCCTATGGTATACAGAATTGGTTATTTCAATGGAACCAATAGAATTAGGGGTTTACCCATACATAAGATATGTGCTCTAACACAATGTTCCATAAACTTCACTCCTGAGAATGTTTATCAATCATATTCTGATGACAGAGCAGTATCTAACCCAGTTAGATCAACGATGGAATTAGCATTTACTGAGTTGACACCAGTATTTGCTGAAGATTACAATATGAACTTCCTTGATGAAAAAGAAGGAGAATTGTCAAATAGTAGTCTTACAGATCTTGCACAGGATTCAGGTGAAGGAGGACTCCTTCAAGGAGATAATGAAATGAACAAATACGATATCGGATACTAATGGCATATTTTACTAATTTCCCAAAAATAGCACTTCCTTCTTTTACCGACAATAGAAGGTCTTCTACTGATTACGTCGAATCTACAAATATCTTCAAAAGAGGTAAAATTAGAGATGATATCTTTAGAGACGTATCCGCATTTGAAAAGTTTAGTATTGTAGGTGATGACAGACCTGATAATGTGGCATATACTGTGTATAACAACTCGTCTTTAGATTGGGTCATACTCATTTCCAATAACATATTGAATGTTAGAGATGAATGGCCGATGGATCAATATAGTTTCAAAAAATATCTTGACTTGAAATACTCAAAAACGGTACTATCACAAATTCATCATTATGAGTCAAAAGAAGTAAGAGATAGCAAAGGTAAATTACTACAACAAAAAGGATTATGGGTTGACCCTGATCATTCAGTAACATGGTCTGAGGGAGGTGGAACTGAATATACACAAACTGGTACTACATCGGTTACTGTATTACAACATGAAGAAAATAAGAATGATACAAAAAGGTCTATTCACGTCCTAAAACCCAGATATCTAGAAGTTATAAAAAAAGATATGAGAGAAATAC